TAGGCACGTTTCAAAGATCGTGGAACGATCCATGCTAGAGAAATCATCCTTGGTAAGTGCTTCACCTGCCTGTGCGGTTGCAAGTCCACTTTCATCATGCAGCATGGAGGAGAGAACTGCTTGCTCTGCTAGTTCATAGTCAATCATCCGGGTGTTTGGTAGTTACATCGAAATTTAATCCATGAGTTGAAACGCTTGTGCTTGCTCTGCGAAGATGTGGAAATCTTTCCTTTAACCATGACTTGCAAGCAGTGCGAAAACCAGCATCCCAATCGAGATATCTTTTGCCTCCTGCATTTGCCCAATCTTTGAATGCTTCAAGCGCACCATCGTAATCGATGCCTGCTTCTTCTGCTATGGATTTGTCAGGTGAAAAATCAGATGGTAATAATCGCTTTCCTTGCTTCTTGGTTTTGACCTTAGAAATGTCAGGGGGTATACATACACTATTATTAAGGTATTTCGATAGAAATACCCCCGCGTGCGCGAGGCGAGATGGAATACTGCCCCAAATTAGGTCAGTAATAACTTGCCCTTTAGTTGTACCTGACTGCTCGCAGTAGGCATCCAGCAAAGTATGCGTTTCGTTGTTTATTTTAACTCGTAAATCTTGTTTTTCTGTTGTCATTTTTATCCTCCTATTATTGCTACCAACCATGCAAAAATCATCCACATCCAGGTCAAGGTTGCAGCGATAAACATTGCGGTAAATATTATTCTATTTATCATTTTATTAAGTAAACTCATGTGTATTTTTATGTAGTTATTTGTAGTATTTGATCCCGTGAAACAGTACGAGATGAGTACTTTTTAATTGTTTCCACAGGTATTAAGTATGCCTTTTTTGGTTGGGTATCACCTTTGCCTGTGAATTGACGCAGGGGTGGATTTAACGATACAATCAAGTCTTTTAACTTCCGTGGAGTAATGAATATAAACTCCGTTTTTGTGTCGAAGATCCACCAATCTGCGGTTGTTCCCATCAACCCGGATGGTTTTCCATACATCTCGATTTCCACCACCAAGTTGCCAGAGTAATGCGCCTTCCAATCTTGCTTCACTTCGTATCCCTCCTTGGTGTTGGCCAAGAAAAAATCAAAGCCTGTGAACTTGCCCGGTATGGGTATAGGCTTATGCCCCAAGGATTGGAAGAACGCAATTAGCTGGTCTTCACGTTGCTTGCCTATGTCAAGACTCGTGTCGAATACGGTCATTAATTGTTGGTGTGTCAGGTTGAGGAATTATATTATCGCCTCGAACAGTGATTCTATCCATGTCTTTACCCTTTAACCAATTATTCCAACATATTATACCTGCTTTCAAAATATATCGAGTCTCTGGTTGTGCATTGTGTGTGACATGCTTAATAAACGCATTTCTAAGTATTAAACATGGACTTCCTTTTGTTAAGTTCTCTCCATAAAAAACTTGGTTTAAAAACTTGTCTGCCAATGTGGTTGACTCTGCATCTTCTACCCTACCTTCTACTCTTCTTAGCATATAATTTAAGCAAGAAGTTGCAGTTGCTTTAATTTTAAGAAGTTTATACCACTTTTGTGCCTGCTTGACTGAGGTATCAAGATTGGGATACTTAAGAAGTAATTCCTCGCATTCATGGTTCTCTATTCTTGCAGATCGACCACCACCAGCAGCAGAAATCTCTCCTGTAGTATCAATCTTATGAATAACTGCTAATGAGGCAGCTATTGCTCCTGTTCGCTTCATTCCATTAATGCTAAACACATCTGCCACATTTCTTCTTTTTCCAGAATCAATTGTATTGAATGCTTCATTGTTATCCAGGGTAACACATATTACCTTTATTGGCACATCTGACTTGATGCAGGCATGTAGTCTGTGCTGACCATCAATTAACATTCCACCACCAAAGGTAATAGTCTCTCCATTAATTTTCCACTTGAGAGCTTTCATTTGCTTGGCATATCTTTTGACTATTACACTTGAGACATTTCTATTTTTTATTTGACCAGCAAGAATTTCTTTTGCTTCCTCTGGCGTTATTGTTTGTACGTCGATATATAAACCTAATTCACTAATGTATAAGTATTGTGACTCAGGCATCTGCGAGTTCATTGTTTGTTGTGCTATATTCATATTATTTTGTTTTTGTTAGTTATTGTTTTGTTACCTCTACCCACGTCTCTTCTTCCTTGTAGGTTTTGACTTTTTCCTGCGAGACTTCGAGGGTGATCGCTTGAGGGTCATCTTCTGGAATAATGTCCGCAGCCCTGAGCGAATCGACAAGGTACTTGACTCCCCCAACAAGGTTGTCCGGGTCGCAGATCCTGACTCGCTTTGAGATAATGCGGACTCGATGGCGATCATCACTTCCTTCTGCATTTCTCTCTTCTCTTTTACTCGCGCCCAACGATTCATACCCAGAAGTGTGTTCAATGAAGGGGTTCGTTTCTGTACCCTCATGGTTATCTTTTCTCCCTTTTCCATCACTAATTGGCATTTATATTTCTTCCCACCAGGTTAATTTTGGTTGCCATTTCTGGATCGCATTCAAGCAAATCATGGATCTTGTTAACGGTGTGGGATATGTTGCTATGATTTCGATCAAAGACCTTGCCCAACTCTGCAACCTTATATCCTTGTTTACGACTATAGAAGATTGCACATTGACGAGCTAAAGCCACGTCCTGTGTGCGTTTCCTACTTTCAATTTCTTCAACACTTACTCCAAGAGTCTTGGCACATATCTTTTTGATGTCATCAATCGATACCATGCATTCTCTGTGAGTATAGACATTTATTTCACGTTCATTCTCGTAATAATCCACAACGGGTTCACCTTCCAATGTAGCCACTAATTGCTTCATTGCTGCATGTAACACCACAACCGCGCCTTCAAAATTTTGATTACTGATATGATCTTCAGCATACCGCAGTACTTTATCCATCTCGTTTATTTTTAATCGATTAGCCATTCTTCACTGCTCCTTCCCTCAGTTCGTAACCATTTGTTAATTTCTCTTTTATCCCATGCAAATCCACGTCCACCTCGGCCAATTGCTCCATCAATGATGTAACATGTAAATCCCTCATCCTCGTGGAATTGATCCAGGGATGTCTGTGATTTGAAGCCAAGTAGTTCAAGTGCTTTCTTGCTGGTGATAAGATATTTCTTTGCACCTTGATTCCTGCCCATCATGCCACCTCCTTTTGATTAGCCCAACGCAAGGCATTGGAAAATTCATACATCGATATGGTTTGCCTGTTACGGATCTTCCTGGTCTCAATGTTATGTTCCTTAATTATCTTATAAACATAACTGCGACTCACACCAAACTTCTCGCTGGTCTTACTTATAGACAAGCGATTCTCTGTATATGGCGTACCAAGATTTAGCGTTTTGATGTCATCACCATACCCAGGCCATACATCTGTTTTTAGGCACTCACCATACAAGCGAATAGCATCAATAACATTAGGCACTTCACGCTCGATGTCGTTGTTGTCTAGCGTATAGCAAGATGTTAAGTATGGTGCAGTTTTTTCAACGACCAAGAATACAAACTCCTTTGGTCGCTCACCCATCTGACGCAGTGCAGTCATGTACCACGCTGCTTGGAATAGGTAGTTGTAAGTACGCACGCTGATGGCAAACCCACGCTCACTTCCATCCTGTGTAGTCTTGAGATCAAGCACCATACCTGTCCTGCTATTGTACAAGTCAGGTCTGACTTTGCATGTCACTCCTTCAAACTCAAAGAACCCGGTATGCTCAATCTTGGAATCAGCGTCATACAGATACTGTTTTAATAATGGATGCTCCCTCGCAGATGCAGACACATCCAAACACATGTTGTAGTCTGAAGGTGGTAACCACTTCTTTCCTGGTTCTGCACGCTCCATCTCTGCAAATGCTTGCTTGTATGCATTCGTCCTACTAGAGTTACCATCAATCTCACTTGGCTTGCACCCAAACTCTGTGTCTAATATCTCTGGCTCAAGTGTAGCTGCATGTACCATACTTCCATTCAATAGTGCAGGTGAACTTGGACTAGGTTGTCCCATCGCATGCTTCACCTTGAGGGGACAGGAGGCGAGCATGTCACTTGCTCGACTCCTTCCCAACGCAGGATCTGCATGATAGGCTTCGTTGCTTATACCACTTCTAAGCATCAGAATGGTTCTCCATCTTCATCCACCTCTTCAGCAGGTGGTGTAAACTCAGCAAATGGATCTTCGCCTTTGAACAATGCCGGAAGGTTAATGCGTTGCAATTCTGCCTTTGCAATAGCTCGCAGATCATCATCCAACTTCTTGATTGGCTTTGGATTCATTGCATAGGTTGTGTCCAGACCTTCGCCATTTCGTACAACGCTAATGTCGTACTTACGGCAGTCACCCCAATCTTCATCATTTGCAAGCTGAAGTAACTCCGCTTGTAGTTTAGTCTGCGTCATCTCCAAAATCTGAACTTTGCTTTCGTTGTAGTTGTACACCACGAACGCATAGAATGCCCTTGGTTTATCTTCGAATGACATAGGTGCTTGCTCGCCTTCTGCCCAACGGATCGGACGCTTCTTGCCATCCTCTACTGTCCAGCCTAACGTTCCACATATAAAGCCTGGAGTAGGCTTATCATCGCTACTTCCGATAATTCGGAACTTATTTTCCCCCTGTTGGAAGCGCATGTAGTTTCCACTACCGCCACTACCTTCAGAAGGTGCTTTTATATTACTTGGTAAGAATGCCATAATATTATCTATTTTATGTTTATTGTATTTTTTTGTTGCTTATTGTATTTTGCTATGATTTTTGTATATGCATGAGCAAAACCCGTGAAAATTTAACTAAACCATTGTCCCTACGTTTACATGCCGATGTGCGTAAAACTATAAAAACTCTCAGTGATGATACAGGTCTCCTCCAGGCCCAGCTTTACGACATGGTTCTTCGTGCAGCTTGTAAGACAATTGCTGATAATGGCATGAAGTTTGAGCTTCCGTTAAAGTTTGAGCTTCCAAAAAAGAAGTAAGTAATTCCTGTAAGTCTGCAATCTGCACGACACTAGGACGGTCGGCAAATATCTCGACTGCTCCGTTTGGTTGTATGCGAAATTCTATACCATTATATACTGCTGTTGTTATCATAACTTAATGTAGTTGTTTGTAGTTTAAATTAATATTTTTGCATATGGGTAATATGCATGGAAGGTTTTTTAATTAAGCGATTTTAGTCGCAGATATGGTAGGTAACCCACTATATATTGCATCGGTCAGCTTGGTGTCCTTATGACCTAACGCTTTGCTTGCTGGGTAAATTCCATTGCTTCGCATTAAGCGATGTCCGCAATATTTCCTTAACAAGTGAACTGCATGTGTTTCCTTAACGCCACATTCCTCTTTTAGGAATTGGGCGAATCGGTCACGAATATGTACTCGTGAGCAATTTAAAATTCGGTCATTGAAGTCACGCATTTCCATGATCTTATCCCAAAAGGTTGGATCGCATGGTCTGTCTTGAAACTCCCCGCCACTTTTAGGTTTATGGATGCGAATACATTTATTACTTTCGACATCCTGGTATAAATCACTCCACTTCGCTCGCCTCATCTCAGAGTTACGCAAGCCAAGGCCATAAGCAAGAAGGTATGCTTTATAAAATATTGGCTTGGTGTCCTTAATCGATTCACACTTCTCGATAATGACATTAATATCATTTGTAGGCTGGAATGCTTTCACAGGGTTTGGCTTCACTACCATTGTTTGCCAATTGGCCATATGACTAGTTTCTATTCCTATTTCGTCATACCATTCTATCATGCCACGAGAAAATAAAGACTTGGACAGTTTTAATCTATCCCTTCCTTCTGGAAACTTTCTCAAAAAATGTTTAGGCAAAATTAATCCACTCTCAGGATGCCTGCCCCCCAAGTACCTAGTGTCGAGATCCAAACTCATACCTAATTTTCTTAATACATACTTAAATGCATTCGTGCAATTACTCTGAGTCTCATACTTCGGTACTGTAAAAGATGTACTTCTACAATCTTTGTAAGCGTAAATTAATTCACTTAACAGAATTGTGCGCGCTTGTGGCTTTTCATAATTAAGTACAATATTATTAGTCATATTTCGTAGGGTATGGGGTAAGGGGCTGCCTTTGTCTAAATCTATTGTGCCTTTGTGTAAAGCTTTTATTGGTTCATCATTTAATTTCATTTTTATTTATGATCGTTTAGTGGGTTTTTAGTACCCCTTGCACTTTCAAAACGAAAATGATTGCAATTTCTGAACGAAAATGCAAGGTACTAGTATTTATTGCTTGTTGATTTCCTTGTCTTGGCATCAGAAAAAACAAAAAATGTCTTAGTGTCAAATAAATTGTGTATTTTTTTTAAAACAATTAGGCAATGCTAGTAATGCGGACCAAAAAAAAGCCACCCGGAGGGGTGGCTAGGTGCTGACACTCCTGCCAGCTAACTCAAGGGATTACTACGGCCCTTTTGTAAATGCTAAGTTAGTTTGAGTTGTTGATTTTGTCAAGTCCTCCAAGGTATTTCCAATAAACCATATCCAATGGAGTACCTTGTAGCATTGCACCTTTATATTCTTTATCTCCGGCTAATGCTTGTATGTCTTGCCCTGCTCTGTCGAATACTGCTGTCGGTGGCAACAAGAACTCCAAAAACGCTTTTGCAGGCCCATCCCTTTGTGCCTTCATTACTAAGTATCGATTGATACCAATTAGTTTCCAAAGGTTGTTTTCTAGCAACTCGTCACGCTTTATTGGTCTACCATACAAAGTATCTTTAATCATGTCCGTACCTGCATTGGCAGCAGCAAAGACAGTTGCTAATCCAATCAAACCTTTCATTCCTTTTGCAGCGGATTTTGCAGCAGCTTTCTTGTTACCCTGGGCATACAACTCTTTTGCTTTTGCAATGTCTGCACCTGCTGCTTCTCTAGCCACATCAAATTGTTTTATGGTAAAAGTTTTTAGCATGTACATAATCCTTGCATTACCACTTTGATTGTAAAACTTAGGCATCTCACCAAGCGTTGCAGGGTTAAGATCCAAGAACTTGTACCATATTAATTCCTCTACTGCTTTGGGTAATTGCTTGCTTGCTGGGTTGCTTTCTTGCAACTCCTTAACCATTTGTCCGGCGCGCTCACTACCAAATACAGGTGCAAGCTCATCACGTAGTCCGGGCGCATCTCTCTTAGCTTGTGCCTTATACTTTCTCCATGATGCATTCATGGTGGTATTCTTTGCAAGTTGATCTAATTTTTTTAATCCAACTACAGTAAATACTTTATCAAGAGTTTTACTTAAACCATCCGTGCTTGTGGCAGAATCTATATTGTGGTCTTTAAGGTTAAAGTGTTTAACAAAATCAAAGTTTTCTTTTTTATTAAATAAGCTACGGAATGTATTATCGAATCCATTGAAGTGTATTGAATATGCAAGGTCACCAAGCTGAGTTATTGCAGATCCGAAGTTACCCATCACTTGCATGTAGTTTAAGTTCTTAGCAGCTTGGAAAGCTGGGTTTATAGTTTTACCACTAAAGCGAGATTGTATAATGTCACGCAGTTTTTCAATATCCTCTGCTGAATATTTCTTGTCACCCTGCAACATTCTTTTTGCAACTTGCCCGGCAAGAGATTCATCAACCTCCATCTTCATGCCAAGGTCTGCACCTATCCTATCTGTACTTCCTTCAAATCCTACTTGCTTGCCTTGGTCTGATGGTTTTCTAAACAAGAATTTTTTACGCTCAGTTGCCATGACTGCACGCTCAATGTAATTCTTTAATGCATCTGCTGGATCTGCATAAGCATCAAGCATTCTGTCATCAACTTTTGCTATACTCCTTCCTTTAAAGTTATCTGGTAATGCACCACCAGGTTGCATGGGGAAACCACGTAATACTCTACTTGTAACTTCTGCTGCTTCTTCTGCTGGTATTAGATCAACAGATTCGTATTTATGTTTAACACGATAATCTTCAAGTGCCTGCTCTACTTGATTTCTAGTATCACGAAAGTCATCATTCTCGTCTAAGAATTTCTTAAAAGATTTGTAGTCTTCTATCTGTCTTGGGAAGTAATCCTTTATATAACCAACCTCGATGCCACCTTCTTCTCTTGCATAGTCTCTGACCTCGTTAAGTGCCTTACGCATCTCGTTGAGTTCTGACTTATCTGTTATACCCAAGTCATCAGTCATGCGTACTATTGCATTGTAGTCACCATTAAGTAGATTTGTTTTAAACTCACGCAGTTTTATTTTATTACCTTTTAGTCTTTTTGACATGGTAGTAACAAACGGAGATACACGATCAAGAAATTGCCTGGTCTTTATGTTTACATTTTTTTCATGTGAACGAAAAATAGAATTGAGAATTGGATCTATGTTTTTTAATTTGCGTGATAAAGGTACAAATGCATCACTTATAAAATCTTTAGCATCAGATAATATTTTTTTAAATTGGTTCTGCCTAACATACATTGCTTTATCAGCAACATCTTGTATCTTTTCTGCTTTAACTGCATCTGGCTCAACCTTTGTTGGATTTGTTTTAGCCTGTGCATTTGCTTTTTTAAACTCAGGTATCTTTTTTATTTTGCGTAGTTGCCTTGCACCTACTCCACCACCAAGAAGCAAGGCAAGAACTAATGGGTTAAACCCTGCCTTCATTGCGTCACTCTCTTCGTCTTGTGTAAGCATACCAAGTGTTGCTGCACCACCTGCACCAACTGCTAGTCCGTAATCACGAGTCATTCCTTGCTTAACATTCTTAATAAACTTCTCGTAATTACTACCAAGTTTTTCTTCTGCCATCCTTTCAACTTTGCTCATTGGATCTGCCTGTTTCATTGGCCTATCCTTAAGGTTCATTGCTTTCGTTGGTTGGTCTGCACCACCCTGGTTACCACGCATGGCATCCTGAAGGTTAAGCACGCCTTCCATGTTATTGCGCTTGAGTACCATTCTTTTTTC